CGCACAGCTATAGAGGGTCGTACAGGTGTTAGATACACACTCGACCATGTAGAACGCGCGATGTACCTAGAAGGTATGTTGAATAGGCATGAAGTCTTAGACCCAGATCGAAAGAGGCCATACGCAGATGCCCCGTGATTATAAAAAAGAATATGCAAACTACCAAGGTAAGCCCTCTCAAGTTAAGAAGAGGGCTTCTCGCAATTCAGCTAGAGCAGCTATGGCTAAGGGTGGTAAAGTTACTAAGGGTGACGGCAAAGATGTTCATCATAAGGATGGGAATCCTAAGAACAACAAGAAGTCTAACCTAGCGGTCACTTCTAAAGCTAAGAACCGTAGCTTTCCTCGTAACGCTAAAGCGGGTAAGAAGTAGTATGGCTAAAGATCCTAGATTAGAACGAGCAGGTGTTTCGGGATTCAACAAGCCTAAGCGTACTCCCGGACATCCTAAGAAGTCTCACGTTGTAGTAGCCAAAGAAGGTGACACTGTGAAGACTATCAGGTTTGGTGAGCAGGGTGCTAAGACAGCTGGTAAGCCTAAATCTGGTGAGTCTGATGCTATGAAGAAGAAACGTGCGTCTTTCAAGGCTAGGCACGGTAAGAACATCTCTAAGGGTAAGATGTCAGCTGCGTACTGGGCTGACAAGGTTAAGTGGTAGTATGCTAGGCTTAGCTCTGGCTTTTAGTTACCACTTAGGTGGAGCTGCTTATGACTTTAACTCTTTTCATCCTCATATAAGGTATACTACAGAGAATAGCGTTATTGCAGGTGTTTACTACAATAGTGAGTATAACGTCTCTACATATGTAGGAATGAACCTACAGTATGATGACGACTGGTCCTTAGACGTAGCACTTGTCACAGGTTACGCTGATAAAATACTACCCTATACTAGAGTTACATATAAAGATTTCTTTCTAGCGCCCGTAATTTATGGCAATGATAATGAGCTAGGCTTAGTGCTAGGCTATGAGTTTACAATAAAGTAAGGCAGGTCTATGTGGTTAGCTACTCTACTTATCTGTACTACTTCTGATGTTTGGACTTGTGAGATATCTACTCAGCCTGACAATCTGTACTTAACTGAGGAGGCCTGTCTTGAGGAGGTCGCGCTGGGCATAGCTTACTTCAGTGCATCTTCTGTGTTTGTATCGGGTGGGTGTGTTAAGATAGGGAGTACTGCATAATGGTTGCAAAGAATAAGCATTACACTAAAGACGGTAAAGAGTGGAAGGGTAAAACTCACAAGCACCCGGACGGTACTCTTATGACTGGTGCGAAGATGACAACTTCATCTAAGAAACTTGTACATTACAAAGATCTATCAGCTAAGGCTAAAAAGGGAATAAAGAAATGATGAATAAAGGTATGAAGGCTCTTAAAAAGGAAGCACCTGAAGTAGCCAAGAAAATGGGTTACGCTTATGGCGGAATGGCTAAGAAGCCTATGGGCTATAATAAAGGTGGTATGTGCGGAGCATCTAACCCTGCGGCTCGTCCTATGAAAAAGGCTAAATAATGAAGTTTTATCACAAGTATCAAAACGCTCTTGAAAAAGAAGGTTATCGAGTAGACGAACATGGCTACGTTTGGGACTCTATGGGTAATCAGTCTGCGGGTGAAGACAACTACGGTAACGTGCAAAGTAAAGATGCCAACGTCACCGAGATCTGTCGTTTGGCAGATATCTCAGCTGCTGCTGTGAATAAATCTCCTAAGACTACTATTAAGAAAACTTCTTCTAAGAAAAAGAAGGCTGACGAGTAATTTTTGCATAGCTGGTATACCTTCTAGGTAGTTTTAACTTGTACTTGCATACGTATAACTATGTGTATCGCTGCACTGCAGCATAACTCACACATAGGAATACAACATGTTTAAGAAACTATACAAGGCTTTCGAAAAGCACCAACAACGCCGTGCAGATTTTTTTATCATCAACAGTCTGTCAGATCGTCAACTAAAAGATATGGGCACTACCCGTGGTGAACTTAAACAGCGTTTTTACGAAAAGTGTTAAACTTCTTGCCTTACTCTTGTGTTTGGGTATAACTACTGGATGTGCTACTACTCAAATAGTTTATACGGCTTCCTGCAGAATAGGTGATGCCGAGTGTCAACGGAATCTAAATGCACAAACTCTTTACAGTATCGGACAAGAGGAAGCGGCTATCAAGCTTTTGTGTTTGGACCCTGACTACGTTGACACTTTGGCTGACGCCTGTACTGGCGGGTGATGTAGAAGGTGATTTTTCTAACGGTTATGATAACTCTACTGTAGAGAGTAATAACATTGAAGAGACTGTAACGAACAACTACAATGCTACAGGGGCTGGGAGTGCTGCTCCAGTAATGAGTTCGATAGCACCTACGGTGATGGGAGGGGGCGGCAACGATAGCTGCCTCATTCCTTCATCTACGGGTCTTCAACTTAGCATTATAGGTTTCTCCTCAGGAACCATGCAGCAAGACGAACACTGTAATAGGCGTAAAAATGCCCGTATGTTAGGCCTACCTCAACAAGTAGGCGGTTTAGGTCTACAGGTTTCAGCTATTAGTATTTTGTGTCAAGACGCTACAGTGTTTCGTAGTATGATGTTAGCTAATACCCCTTGTCCTATTACTGACACTAGAACAGGGCAACTTCTTATGGGAAGGTCAGCAATTTCTAAGTATAGGGACAACCCTTCGCTTTTTGTTGTTGGTTATAATGAAGACAAAGATTTTTGGGACACCCTGTTAAGGGTAGGAGAGGAAGATAATAATGAAGAACCTACAGAAGAGCCTGTTGCTAACGTCAGCATTAGTAGTCGTTTCAGGAGCAGCATACTCTCAGGAGACTGACCCTTATGCTATGAACGGTCAGGACAGGATTGATTTTCTTCTGAGTTCTATTGGGGATATTCAGGATCGTCTAGACCAAGCAAGTGTCCTCACAGTTGGTGCTGTAGGTTATGCCAGTATCGGTGGTGTCATTGATGACGGGGCCGTTAACCAAGGTATCATTACTCCGGGTGAGATTGGCAACTACCTAGAAGCTAGGAATGCTGTCCTTGAGTATGACTACGCTATTGCTAACACTGCTGAACAAATGTTTATGCAGGAACATGCAGCTTCAATGAACTCTTTGTCCCTTGCTCTTGATAACCTTACTGACGCTGCCTCTGTTATATATATGGCTACGTCTGTCGCTGCGGAGGCTTCTGAGGCTGACACTGCACCTGAACAGGTTGCTCTTCAAGGTATGTTAGAAACAGATGAGTATTCTTTAGACACTGCTGAAGTAAACGAGTACAACGAAGCTCTTGTAGCGGTTGAAACATTTGCACAACAGGCTGGTGCTTTCATGGCTGCGGCTAACAACACTGAACTGACTAGCAGTATTGATTCTTATGCTTCGCAGGGTAGTTTTGTTGTAGGTTCTTACTCTGCTATAACCTACACTCAGTCAGTTGATGAGTTTGTTATTACTTGGGCTGATTCAGGATTCAACTCAGGTTGGCAAGGCTATCTAGGTCCTGACATGAAAGACGCAAGTGACGTGTACGGCGCTGGTGAGTACATCAACCAGTACGGCGGTTACCCTTCAGAGGGTAGTTAACTATGGACGTAGGGTTTAGTATTGGTGGTTACAACATTAAAGGTTGGATGGTTGCAGTCGCACTTCCAGTTCTTTCTTCCCTAGCAGGGGGTGTATGGTGGACTTATGATACCATGCAGCGTTTCTACGCAGTAGAGGCAGGAATTACTTCTACTGCGCAGAATAGCGAAGCCTTCAACGTAAAAGCTGCGGAGCTTACATCTCGCATTCAAACGCTTGAACAAGCTATATTGGATAACGATGTAAGAGGTTTGAACACGAAATTAGCAGAACTAACTACAAACATGCAACAAATACTAGAACAACAAAGAGTATTGCTTGACCTTCGTAGTCAAGTAGATAGAGCTACTACCATAACGGATGGCTTAGGGGATACTCTAGATGTCTTAGACAAAGAGATAGAAGACATTTGGAAGGCCTACGACTTTCTCGTAGCTAACCCACTTTAAGGACCAAAAATATGGCACGAGCATTAACAGAGAACCAACAGAAATTTTTAGAAGTTTTGTTTGACGAGGCAGGCGGCGACGTTGTACTCGCAAAGAAACTTGCAGGTTATAGCGAAAACACTCCCACGCGACTTATTACAGAGGCTCTAAAAGATGAAATTAACGAAGCGACTAGAACATATTTTTCTAGGACTGCGCCCAAAGCTGTCATGGCTCTGGTCTCTGCTCTTAACGATCCTACAGAGCTTGGTATCAAAGACAAAATGGCTGCTGCTAAAGATTTACTCGACCGTGCAGGTTTGGGTAAAGTCGATAAAGTAGACATTTCTTCCTCAGGTGGCGGTATTTTCTACTTACCGCCTAAAGAAGGTAAAAACGAGTAACCTTGTCCTATTCTTTTGACAGAGACTTAGGTTTTTGGGAATTACCTAAACCTGACATGGGTGCTGAAAAGATTTGGCATCCTGTAGTACGAGTAGCGGCTAGGGTTGTTCCTTTCGGTTACGAGGTAGATCCTGACAACGATAAACTCTTCAAGCCTATTCCTCAGGAGTTAGAAGCGTTAGAACTTGCAAAGAAGCACTTAAAGCAATATAGTTACCGAGAAGTGGCTGCGTGGTTAACGACACAGACTGGCCGCAGTATCTCCCACTCAGGTTTGCAAAAGAGAATACTCATTGAGCGAAGACGTAAAAAAGCAGCTTCAATTAAGCGCCGCCTTGCCAAAAGGCTCGAAGAAACCCTTGCGGAAATCGAAAAGCTCGAAAAAGGCGTCACAGGTTATTACACCATCTCCGAAGGAGACGATAGCTGCTGAAGTCAAAGCAGAACCTTTTGACGTAGAGTTTGCGCAAGATGTAGTGTTTAGGCCTAACCCAGGCCCTCAGTCAGAGTTTCTCTCTGCTTCAGAACGAGAAGTCCTTTATGGCGGTGCAGCTGGTGGTGGTAAGTCCTACGCTATGTTGGCTGACCCTCTACACGGTCTAAACGATCCTAA